CACGCGCTGCTCCACGGCATCGCGGCGCACGGTGCGCCCGCAGCTGCGGCAGCGGTAGTAGTGATAGGGCCTGCCCGACTTGCCCGTGCCGCTGGTGCCGGTCATCAGCCCGCCGTCGCGCCCGTCGTAGAGCTTGCCCGTGAGCGGGAAGTCCCACGCCTCGGTCTTGGCGCGGGGCCTGTGCGAGTCCTCAAGCATCCGTATCACCCTCTCCTCGTCATCCATGGGAACGATGGCGGGCATGCCGCCGGGCACGACCACGCCCGCGTAGCGGTACTCCCCGCCGTTCTCCCGCCGCATCAGTATGCGGCGCACCGTCTGGAAGCGCCACTTGCCGCCGCGCTTGGTGCGGTACGGCTCCCAGGCGCGCACCACGTCGGCCACCGACTTGCCCGACAAGACCATGCGCACGCCCAGGCGGATGGCGGCGGCCTCCTCCTCGTTGACCACGTAGCGCCCGTCCACTATGTCCCAGCCGTAGCGCACGCAGCCGTTGGCCATGCACCGCTCGGCGTTCTTCTGTATGCCGTCTCGTATGCGCTCGCCGTCGAGCGCGCTCTCGTACTCCGCCAGCACCTCCAGCATGCCCAGCTGCAGCACGCCCGCCGAGCCGTCCGAAATGTCCTCGCCCGCGTACAGTATCTCGACGCGGCAGCGGCGCAGCATGATGCGCGCCATGGCCATCTCGTCGCGGTTGCGCATGATTCGGGTAACTTTATATATGACCACGAAATCGAACAGCCCTCGCTTGGCGTCGGCCATCATGCGCTGGAACTCGGCGCGGTCGGTGTTGGTGCCCGTCTGCGCGAAGTCGCAGTACGTGGCCACCACGCGCAGGTCGTTCTCGGCGCAGTAGGCGCGGGACTTCTCCACCTGTATCTCTATGGACTCGCCGCGCTGGTTGTGGCTCGAGAAGCGGGCGTATATCGCCGCGCGCCCGCCCACGGCTACTCCATCTCGTCGGCGGCCTGGAACCACACCACCGTGCCGATCACGCGCACGGGTCCGTCGTCCATGCCGAAAATCATGTCCTCGTAGTCCTCGAAGCTATCCGCCGACAGCATCAGCTTGGTGCTGCCCTTGTACCAGCGGCGCATGACCGCGCGGTAGTCCTCGGTCTCCACCACGGCGATGGACCCGTTGGCGGGCTGGCGGTCGGGGTCGACCAGCACGTGGCTGCCCTCGGGTATGACGCGGTTCATGCAGTCGCCCTCGACCTCCAGGGCGAACGCGCGCGGATGCCCGGCGCACACCGAGGCGGGCACCTCAACGCGGTGCGCTATCTCCTCCTCGTCGGCGAGCGCGCCGGCGTGCACGCGCCCGAGCGTGAGCAGCGGCACGGTTGCGCTGCTGGCCACCACGGGCATGGCACCGGCGGGCATATAGGAGCTGCCCTTGGGCTTTTTGGTCACGGGGTCAATCTGATCCATTCCGCCGTCTTCTATAAGGTGTGACTTACTAATCTGATAGCAGGCCGCCATGCGCTCAATAGCTCCCATACGGGGTTCGGAGCGGCCATTTTCCCACTGCGAAACGGCGTTACCTGTCACACCTGCAATCTCACCCAGTTCATCCTGGGTAACGTCGAAAATCTGCCGCAACTTCTTTATGTTGTCGGATATCGGCATCTTAACTCCTTCCAGGACTTAAATTTATTTTCAATTTTACCAAAATTAATCTTGACCGTGTTCTGAAGATTAATTACAGTTATGGACAGAAAGGAGGGAGTATGAAGTCACTCAAGCAGGCGCGCATGAGCAAGGGCGTAACCAAGAAGGCAATGGCTGAACATCTGGGCATTTCAGGACCTACATACGATGTTTATGAAGACCACCCCGACCGCATGCGCATCGAGACGGCTAAAAAGGCCGCCGACTTCTTGGGCTACAAACCCGAAGAAATTTTTTTCGCTTCAAACTGTAATTAGATTTACCTATCAGAAAAGGAGACACACCATGACCACCAAGAGCCACCAGCCCGAGTTCGTCGCCGAGATCATCGGCAAAACGCTCGACCACCTCATCGACGACCGCAAGCGCGTGGCCGTCAACTTCGAGCTGGCCGAGAACGGCTGCATGGAGGAGACGCACGTCAGCCTCAAGCGCCGCATCGCGGCCATGTGGGGCTTCCAGACGAGCGGCATCGAGCTTCTGGAGGCGAGCACGACCTGGTTCGAGCTCGGCGGCATGCAGTTCAACGTCTACAGCTCCGTGCAGTTCAGCGTGAACGGCAAGGGCTGGAGCACCGACTTCAAGACCATCGCGCGCGACACCGCGTACGACGAGAAGGAGTAGGCCATGCTGAACGAGGTGACCGTACGGGGGGGGTTCACCGCCCTCAACGTGAAGAGCGGCAAGTGCGTGCTGCAGTTTGAGCTGGACCCGAAGTTCCGTGACTTCATCCCCAAGCTGGTGGAGTTCACGGGGCAGATGCTCAACATCCACGTGTACGACGGCCAGGAGGTGATGTTCGTGAATAGGGACACCGGTGAGGTCGCCTACGAGGACGCCCCGCTGCTTCTGCCGGGCGTCGCGGGCGAATGACCCCGATACAGCGCGCCATGTGCGACGAGTGCGCCGCCATGATGCGTGAGTTCTACAAGGACCCAGAGAACGAGAGGAAGTTCCAGGAATGGAAAAGCTCAAGGGAAAGAGGGTGCGCGTCGCAGCCGGCAAGCGAAAGACGCGCACCGCAACGGTTCACTTCCGAACCGAGACCAGTGTAACACCCGAGCAGCGCCGCGAGAGGCTGCAGGCCGTTTTCGCCGCCCTGTTCGTCTGCGTGTGCATCGCCGCCACATGGGCGCTGGAGGCAACAGTATGGCCGAGGTAGACGCCAAGGCCCAGGCCCTCGTGGCCAAGGCGTGCGGCTGGGTTGCCTCGAACCCCGATACATGGGCGAAGCTGCGCCGCATCTGCTACCGCCTGATGCTGGAGGGCCACGTCATCCAGCGCGACAACGTGTACACCCTGGCGTGCCAGAACGGCATGACCGTGAGCGAGGCCAGCGAGTTCAAGCGCGACCACAACCTGTGGAGCGTGCTGTCCCGCTACATGGTGCTGCAGCGCCCCTCCATGCTGGCCGCCGTGAGCTTCCGCCGCACGCCGGTGGACTCCGTGGACCTGGTGGGCACGTGGGAGGCCATCGTGGGCCCAGCCGTTTTCGCCGCCTCCACGCTAACCGAGGCGCAGGGCATCTACGACAGGGGCGCGCAATGAGGTGCACCGTCACGGTCGAGGGCCGAATGCCGAGCCTGAACGACTACATCAGCGTCGAGCGCGCCAACCGCTACAAGGCGGCGGCCATGAAGAAGCGCGAGACGGCGCGCGTGAGGGCGGCGGCCATGCAGCAGCGCGCGCCGCGCTTCGAGCGCCGGGTGACCGTGCGTACCACGTTCTACGAGCCCGACATGCGCCGCGACGCCGACAACGTGGGCTTCGCGCGCAAGTTCGTGCTCGACGGCCTGGTGGCGGCGGGCGTAATCAAGGACGACTCCCGCAAGTACGTGGAGCAGTGCCCCGACAGGGTGCTCACCGACAGGGCGCGCCCCCGCGTGGTCGTGGAGGTGAGCGACGAGTGACCCGCCGAGACAAGGGCAGGCCACACAGGGCGTGGCGCAAGGCCGACCTCGACCGCATAGCCGAGCTGGCGGGAAAGGTGCCCGCCCGCGAGATTCGCCGCGAGTTGCGGCTGTCCAAGAACCAGTTGGATAACGCGCGGCGCGTGATCAACGCCAGCGGCGGCCACGTGTCCCTGCGCTGCTACCGCCACCGCCTGGAGCTGTGCCCGTCGTGCGGGTGCCGCAGGGCGACCCTCGGCAAGGACGGCATCTGCGAACCGTGCAGACGCCAGCAGCAGCTTGAGGCCATAGAGGCCCGCATAGCCGAGCTGCTGCCGAGGCTGACCGCAGAGGAGCGCCGCACCTACGAGCGCACCGAGTGCGGCCGAGAGAGCCGCGCCGACCCCATGCCGCAGGCCCCGGACACCTCGGGCATGAGCCGCTACGCCGCCGACAAGGCAGCAGAGGCGCACGACGAGGCCATGGAGCGGTGGCTGTGCCGTTACCTGTACCGCAGGGTCAAGGCGGCGCAGAAGCGCAAGGAGCGCATAGAGAAAAAAGTTCCGAAATCCTGAAAAGTTTTTATCACTTTTAGTTTTCCCAGTTAGGAGACCCAAATGCTCACGGAAATCATCAGCAAGACCGTCGCGGACAAGACGGTGGACAGCATCCTGAAGCGCATCGAGCGCGCCGTCCCCGTACCCGAGCCGGGCGACGGCGGCTTCGACGCCGCCATGCACCAGGCGTTCAACATGGGGGCCGCCTGCATGGCCGCGCAAATCAAGAACGGCCCCGTGCCCACCAAGCGCATCGCGCTCATGGGCGAGGTGGCCCGCGTGGCGTGCCGCGCCCGCCTGGTGGGCATGGAGTGCCGCGTGGTCGTAGACGAGGAGGCCCGCGCATGCAATCGCTAGAGGAGGTCGCGATCTGCGACGTGTACCCCTACGAGCGCGCCGACGGCGAGCCGATGAACCCGCGCGACTTCACCACCAGGGAGAGCGCCGAGCACATCGCGGGCCTGGCCGCGCAGTTCAAGGCCAACCGCCTCAACCCCGGCCAGCCCGTCATGAAGCCCATCCTGTACAAGGAGGGCGGCATCTACTGGATCATCGACGGCGAGTGCCGCGTGCGCGCCATGAGGGCCATCGGCACCGAGCGTTTCCTCGCCGAGGTCTACGACGACCTGGACGACGCCGAGCTGGCGCGCGTGGAGGCCGCCAAGGCCATGGTGGAGACCGACGCCAAGCTGGGGCTGACCGCCGAGGAGAAGTCGCGCGGCGTGCAGACCATGCTGGCGCTCGACATTCCCGACGAGGAGGTGGCCGTGGCCGCCCGCACCGACGCGGGCACCGTGGCCAAGGCGCGCCGCGCCGCCCGCAGGGTGCAGGACGCCGCCTACGACATGACGCTCGACCGCCTGGCCGCCATCGCCGAGTTCGAGGGCGACGACGAGGCCGTGGCCGAGCTGCGCGACTGCAAGCAGTCCGAATGGCAGCGCGTGTACGCGAGCCTGAAGGCCGAGGCCGAGCAGAGGCGCAACCGCGCCGAGGTGGTGGCGGTGCTTGCCGACGCGGGCGTCGAGTTCGTCGACGAATGCCCCGAGGGCTTCGCCGCATGCCGCACGTTTTCCGACTACCGCCCCGACCTGGCGGCGCTGGACGCCTACGTGGCCGACAACGCGGGCGCGGGGCTTCTGGCCGAGGAGACGTCGTTCGGCGTGACCCTGCTGGCGCCGGTGGCCGAGGGGGCCGACGAGGCCGCACAGGCCGCAGCCCAGCGCAAGGCCGACTTCCAGGCCGCCTACGAGGACGGCGCGAAGGCCCGCCGCGAGTGGCTTGCCGCCCACGCGGGCGACCTCAAGTCGATGCGCCGCACGGCTCTGGCGCTGACCGCGTTCGCCATGGAGTCCGAGGCCGTGGAATCGTTCGAGGAGCTGCTGGGCCGACCCATCGACCGCACGCCCACCGAGCTGGCCGTGGCCATGGGCTGGCGGGCAGCGTGGAACATGAGCGGCTGGACGGCCTGGAGCCTCATGGAAGGCGGCGGCTCCGTGTACTTCAACCGAGCGACGGTCGAGAACGTGACCATCATCTACGAGGCCATGAAGGCCGACGGCTACGAGCCGAACGCGGCCGAGACGGAAACCTACGAGGCGTGCATGGCGCGCCTGGGAAGCGAGGAGTAAATGAGCGAAGCAGTTGAGGCCGAGATCATCGAGCCCGAGGAGGCGTCAGAGCTGACCGTGGCGTACTCCCCCGCCGTGATCGAGGCCAACTTCGACGCCCTGGAGGCGCACGTGCGCAGGCTGGTGGCCGACTACGAGGGCGCGACCTACGACATGGGCAAGGACGAGAACGTGAAGGCCGCCAAGCGCGACCGCTCCTACCTCAACGGCATCGCCAAGGAGATAGACGAGCGCCGCAAGGCCGTGAGCCGCGAGTACACAAAGCCCCTGGCCGCGTTCGAGGACAGGTGCAAGGCCGTGGCGGGCATCGCGAAGCAGGCAGCCGACGGCATCAAGGCGCAGCTGGACGAGGCCGAGGAGGAGCGCCAGCTGCGCGCGTACGCCAAGCTGCGGGAGCACTACGAGGAGTTCGCCGGGCTGCTGGCCCCCGTCGTGCCCTATGAGCGTTTCCACGAGAAGCAGTGGACCAACAAGACCTTCGGCGAGGTGAAGGCATTCAAGGCCCTGGAGGCCAAGGTAGAGCGCCTGGCCCAGGACTGGGAAACCCTCAAGGCGCAGTTCCAGGGCGAGCCGTTCTACGACGAGGCCGAGCGCGAGCTGTTCGCCACCCTGGACCTGGGCGCGGCCATAACGGCGGCGCACAAGGCCGAGGAGGAGCGCCGGCGCATCGCCGAGCTGAAGGCGGCCATGGAGCCGGAACCCGTGGAAGAACCCGAACCCGAACCCGAAGCGGTGCCCGAGCCCGCGGAATGCCAGCCCGCAGAGTTCCCGCAGCCGCTTGAGCAGATGCCCGAGCCGCAGCCCGCGCCCATGCCCGCCCCGGTGCCGCCAGCGCCGCCCGCACCGGCACCCGTGGCCATGGTGGGCGACCCGTGGACGGTCGTGGTGCCGTGCGCCCCGCGCGAGCAGATGCAGGGCGTCGCGGCGGCCCTCAAGGCGCAGGGCGTCGTGGGCACCATCATGCACGGGACGGTGGGCCAGGTTTACGAGCGAATGAACGGAGGCTACTAGCATGACCCAGGAACAGCAGCCCATCGACCTCATGGCGGCCGTTGCCCGCGTGCAGCGCGCCGTGGTGGTGCCCAAGGCCAAGTACAACGCTTTCGGCAAGTTCAGCTACCGCAGCTACGAGGACATAGTGGCCGCGCTGAAGGAGCCGTGCGCCAAGGAGGGCCTGGCGTTCTTCATGACCGACGAGCTGGTGCAGATAGGCGACCGCTACTACGTGAAGTCCACGGCGTGCGTGTTCCCCGCCGAGGGCGGCGAGGGCCTGCTGCAGGTGAGCGCCTACGCCCGCGAGGACGAGCACAAGAAGGGCTCGGACGGCGCCCAGGTGACCGGCATGGCGTCGAGCTACGCCCGCAAGTACGCGCTGTGCGGCGCGTTCGCCATCGACGGGCAGAGCGATCCCGACGCCATGGAGGAGCAGCCCGCGCCCGAGGAGAAGCAGCCGCCCGCAGACGGCCCCTTCACGGCCCACTGCCGCAGCTGCGGGGCGCGCTACCAGTTCGCCAGCATGCCGCAGTACATGGAGTTCGTGGCCAACAGCCCGTGCTGTCCGCGCCCCGACTGGCAGGTGGAGTAGATGCAGGCGCTCACCGAGGAGCTGGACGAGCTGACCGACAGGCTGGAGGCCGAGCTGAAGACCTGCAAGGAGTCGGGCTGCCAGTACGCCGAGAACGAGGCCGAGTACCGCAAGGCCCTGCGCATCGCCATCCTGAACGAGCGCCAGAAGGGCACGCCCGTCACCATTATCGGCGACGTGTGCCGGGGCCAGGAGCAGATAGCGGAGGCCAAGCGCCGCCGCGACTGCTCCGAGGCCATCTACAAGGCCTCGCAGGAGGCCATCAACGTAATCAAGCTGCGTATCCGCATGGTAGACGCGCAGATCACCCGCATCTGGAACAGCGGGGACGTAACCCAAGGAGGGTATCTATGAGCATCAACCGCGTGTGCATATCCGGCAACCTGACCCGCGACCCCGTGCTGCGCTCCACGTCTGGAGGCATGTCCGTGCTGTCCATGGGCGTGGCCGTCAACGACCGCCGCAAGAACCAGCAGACCGGGCAGTGGGAGGACTACCCGAACTTCGTGGACTGCACGCTGTTCGGCACCCGCGGCGAGAAGCTGGCGCAGTACCTCGCCAAAGGCAGCAAGGTGGCCATCGAGGGCAAGCTGCGCTACCGCAGCTGGAACGACCAGCAGACCGGCCAGAAGCGCAGCGCGCTGGAGGTCGTGGTGGACGAGCTGGAGTTCATGAGCGGCCAGCAACAGCAGCAGGGCTACGCGCCGCAGCAGTACGCGCACCAGGCGGCCCCGCAAGCGCCGCAGGCCCGCACGTACGGCCGGGGACGCCCCGCCCCGGCACCTGCGCCGCAGCAGCCCGCCTACGCGCCGCAGCCGGCCACTCAGCAGGCGTACGCGCCACAGCAGCCCGCGCCGCAGCAGCAGGCCATGCCCGATCTGTACGACGAGGATATCCCGTTTTAGGGAAGGCGACGGCGACACTATGGGCATGGTTATACACGACGACTTCTGGGCGGCCGCGCAGGCCATGCCCGAGAAGCAGCGCGCGCCGTTCATCTACGCCATCGTCGAGTACCGGTTCACGGGCAAGGAGCCGCAGGGCAGCCCCGCGTGGCTGCCTACCTTCCTGGTGCTCAAGGGCAGGCTCGACATGGGCGACGAGAAGAGCGAGCGCGCAAGGAAGGCGGCCAACGCCCGCTGGGGCAACAGGCCGGGGAAGGAAGACGCGGTGGACGATGCGGCGGCACGGGCGCAAGCCGATGCGCAAGCACATGCGGGAGCATATGCGGATACAGATGCAGTCGCACATGCGCAAGCAGATGCGGATGCACATGCAGGCGCATCGAGTTGCGGCAATGCAGAGGTTGAGGTTGAGTATATAGATAACCCCTTAATCCCCTTTGACGAAATCGTGCATGCGCTCAACGAGGCAGCCGGCACCCGCTACCGCTCAAGCAGCGCCAAGACCCGCAGGCTGATACACGCCCGCTGGGCCGAGGGCTACCGTCTCCCCGACTTCCTGGCCGTCATCGACACGATGGCAGCCGAGTGGGCGGGCGACCCGAAGATGGCCAAGTACCTGCGGCCCTCCACGCTGTTCTCGCCGAAGTTCGAGGACTACGTGAACCGCGGCCCGAGGACCCGGAAGGAGGCCGACGGCTATGCCGAGTACGACTGAGTGCCCCCACTGCGGGGCGCAGCTGGAGGTCCGCTACGTGGTGCTGGCTGGGACGCCGCCC